GCCTACTTTTAGCGAAAGAACTATTGATAAGTTTAAGAATAGACTTAATCAAGGTGGTGCTCGCAGCAATCTTTTTGAAGTCAGTTTTGGTACACAACTGGGTGACTTTTCTTTCCCTTGGGGAGATGCTGTAACCTCTGATGACAACATGCTCATCAAAGCTGCAGGACTCCCTGCTTCCACCATCACTGAAATTCCAGTTCCTTTTAGAGGAAGAACTCTAAAGGTTGCAGGAGATAGAACCTTTGATGTTTGGACAATTACAGTTCTCAATGATGGGGACTTTAAGTGGAGAAATGTTTTTGAAAGATGGATGAACTACATGGTTAAAGTTTCTGATGGATCAGGAACAGTTAACCCTCTTGATTATCAAGTTGATGTTACAGTTGCACAACTTTCAAGAGCAGACTTTGGTGGGTTTACAACCAAAGGTTCAAGCAATGGTAACACCATCAAAGTTCAGAGATACTATACTCTTCATGGAGTATTCCCAACAAGTGTTTCTCAAATTGATCTCTCTTATAACAGTGAGAATGAAATTGAAGAGTTTACTGTAGATCTTCAGGTTCAATGGTGGGAAGCAGCTGATTCTCAGAATTCAGGTCCTTCTCAAGTAATCTAAATACTTCTACAGTTTAAAATTATACAATGGCAAGACTTTTTGGTTTTTCAATTGAAGACGAAAATCAATTACCAAAGTCAGCAATCTCCCCTGTCCCCGAAAATAACGAGGACGGGGTTGATTATTATCTGACTAGTGGTTTTTATGGTCAATATGTAGATATTGAAGGAGTCTTTAGAAATGAGTATGATCTAATTAAAAGATATAGAGAAATGGCACTTCACCCTGAGTGTGATAGTGCCATTGAAAATGTTATTAATGAAGCTATTGTTAGTGACTTAAATGATTCACCTGTTGAAATTGAACTTTCAAATTTAAATGCTAGTGATTCTCTTAAGAAAATCATTAGAGATGAATTCAAGTACATCAAAGACTTGATGGATTTTGATAAAAAATCTCATGAAATTTTTAAGAATTGGTACATAGATGGAAGAATTTTATATCATAAAGTTATAGACTTGAAGAAACCAGAAGAGGGTCTTCAAGACATTAGATTTATGGATGCCTTGAAAGTTAAGTTCATTAGAAAAGAGAAAAAAGTAAATAATAATTTTGCTGGAATGTACAATTCCAGACAAGAAGCAAGTGACTTCAATGAACCAGAAATTGAAGAATACTTCTTATATTTCCCCCAAGGGCATATTCAAAAAACTGCAGCAGCAAATAAGGGAATTCCAATTGCAAAAGATGCAGTTACTTTTGTTACATCAGGTCTAGTAGATAGAAATAGACAACTTACTCTTTCATATCTACACAAAGCAATCAAAGCACTCAATCAACTTAGAATGATTGAGGATGCCCTTGTCATTTACAGACTTTCAAGAGCACCAGAAAGAAGAATTTTCTACATTGATGTTGGCAATCTCCCTAAGGTAAAGGCAGAGCAATACCTTAGAGATGTTATGAATAGGTATAGAAATAAACTTGTTTATGATGCAAATACTGGTGAAATGCGTGATGACAAAAAGTTCATGAGTATGATGGAAGATTTTTGGCTTCCAAGAAGAGAAGGTGGTAGAGGAACAGAAATTACTACTCTTCCAGGAGGACAAAATCTTGGAGAACTAACTGATGTTCAGTATTTCCAAAAGAAACTATTCAGAGCATTAAATGTTCCTGAGTCAAGAACTGCATCTGATGGCGGATTTAATCTAGGAAGATCATCAGAAATTCTTAGAGATGAACTGATGTTTGGTAAGTTTGTTGGAAGATTGAGAAAGAGATTTAGCAATGTATTCCACGATCTTCTGAAAACTCAACTTATCCTTAAAAATATCGTAACCCCAGAAGATTGGGATAAAATGAGCGATCATATTCAATATGATTATCTTTATGATGGACACTTCTCTGAACTCAAAGATACTGAGTTAATGAATGAGAGACTCAATCTTATGGTTGCAATTGAACCTTATATTGGAACTTACTATTCAAGAGATTATGTAAGAAGAAAGATCCTCAGACAAACTGATCAAGAAATTGTGGATGAAGATACTTTGATTAAAAAGGAAATTAAGGATGGTGTTTATCCTGATCCAAAACTAATGCCAGCAGTTGGTCCAGATGGTATGCCACTTGATCCAATGGCAGCAGGTAATCAAACTTTAGGAGCAAATTCAAAAGAACCAGACTTGGCAAGTGCGGATAAAGCAACTTCAATAAATGCCAAAGGCGCGGAAATATAAATAAATTTATACTCTTTGGTATTTTTATGGATTCTGCTGCTGAATTTATGGACATGATTCTTTCTGGAGGATCTCCAGAGGATGTAACTGACAAGATTAAAGAAATTCTTTATTCCAAGTCTTCAAGCATGATTGATGAATTGAAACCCGCTATTGCCCAATCAATGTTTGCTTCAGAGGAGGAATAATGGCATTAAAGATAGTACAAACTGTAGCTCCAATAACTAGTGCTGGTGCAGCTTCAACACAAAGCACCCCCATAACTTTGAGCACTGGTTTTATCAGAGTTGCTCCAGTTGGTGCTGCAGTTGCAGTTGCTATTGGAACAAATCCAACTGCAACTACTAGTGATTTTGCAGTTACTCAATATCAACCAGAAGTTTTAAAAGAAAGAATTGCAAAGCAAACTATTTCAGGAATAACTACTGGCACAACTACTGTAATTACTTTTGGAGAAAACTACGGAAATCCTTTTGTAGTTGGTGATTTTGTATCCATTGTTGGAGCATCTCCAACAGGAATTAATACAAGTCACAATCAAATAATTTCAAAAACTGATAGTAGCATTACTGTTAGTTTTAACTCTAGTGCAACTGGTCCAATTACTAGTGTTTCTGGAGCATATGTTGCAAGAAGTGTAAAAGTTGCAGCATATGGATTAGGTGGAACTGCAACTGGAGTTTATATTTCAGAAGTACAAGTATCAGGACAGTAAGATGAAACTAATCACAGAAGAAATCGAATCAGTAGAAATTATTACTGAAGAAAAAAATGGGAAACAAACCCTGTATATTCAGGGTCCATTTCTTCAAGCAGAAGTCACCAACAGAAATGGTAGATGCTACCCAATGGAAGTTCTTTCCAGAGAAGTGAATAAGTATGCTGAGAATTTCATCAAACAAGGAAGAGCATTAGGGGAACTTGGACATCCAGATGGACCAACAGTAAATCTGGATAGAGTTTCTCATATGATCACAAGTCTTAAAGCAGAAGGTAATAATTTTGTAGGTAAGGCAAAAATTCTTGATACTCCAATGGGAAACATTGCCAAGTCTCTTCTTGGAGAAGGGGTCAAACTTGGAGTTTCCTCAAGAGGGATTGGTTCTTTAATTGAGAAGAATGGTGTGAAATATATTGGTGATGACTTCATGCTTGCAACTGCTGCTGATATTGTAGCAGATCCTTCCGCACCTGATGCTTTTGTTGAAGGCATCATGGAAGGTAAGGAATGGGTATGGGATGGCGGAATTTTGAAAGAAATGAATGCATCCAATATCCAAAGGAAGGTTGAAAAACTTTCAGAAAGCAAAAAACTAGATGAAAAAGCCAAACTTAGACTGTTTGGTGAGTATTTGTTAAATCTTTAATTTATAAATAAATATAGAATAAATTAAAGATTTTTATTCGGAGTATACAAATGAGTGTCGGTAACGATTTACAAGAAATGGAAGTATCTACTAAAAAATCTGTCACTGCAGTAAACAAGGGTGCCAAGCCTGGAGAGGGTATGCATAAAGCAACCATCCCTGGTGAAGGTCTTGTTAATGGAGTAGAAGATTTGGGAGGTCCAACTCCTCAAAATTCAAAACCAGAAGACGAGTCAAATAAGTACAAAACTCCTGCTGCTAGAATTAAGGCAGTAAGAGATGTACAACACAGAGGTGCAAAGGGTCCTGACCCAATGCAACATGCTAACAAAGCTGCTATGTCTTATGAAGAGACAGAAGCAGAAGATGAAGATCTGGTTCTTGAGTCAGAAGAAGTTGAAGAGGATCAAGTAGAAGAAGGTGAAGAGTCTGGTGAAGAAGTTGTTGAAGAAGAGACTCTTTCTCTAAAAGAGAAACTAGATCAAATTATTGAAAGTGAAATTGACTACACTGATGACATCAATGCTCTCACTGAGGGTGAAGAGTTATCAGAGTCATTTACTACTAAAGCAGCTACCATTTTTGAAGCAGCAGTCAAGGCAAAACTTGTTGCTGCTATGGAAGTAATGCAAGAGCAGTATAAGAATGATCTTGTAGAAGAAGTTACCACAATCAAAGAAGAACTTACTCAAAGAGTAGATGCCTATCTTGAGTATGTTGCTGGAGAATGGATTGAAGAGAATGCTCTTCAAATTGAAACAGGCATTAAGTCTGAACTGTCAGAATCCTTCATGACAGGTCTAAAAGGACTTTTTGAAGAACATTATGTAGAAATCCCTGAAGATAGATATGATGTATTAGAAGGAATGGTCGAAAGACTAGATGAAATGGAGTCAAAACTCAACGAACAAATCGAAAGAAATGTTCAACTAAATCAAAGACTAAGTGAGTCTGTAAGTGATATCATTTTCAATGAAGTTGCTGAAGGGTTAGCTTTAACTCAGAAGGAAAAACTTGCAGGTCTTGCTGAAGGTGTTGAGTTTGAAAGTGAGTCAGACTATCGTGAGAAACTAGAAACTCTGAAGGAATCATATTTCCCAAGAGCAACTGGTTCCACAAGAGAAGAAGTGCTCATCCAAGAGAATGTTGAGGATTATACTCCTCAAATGAGTGCATACTTGAGAGCAGTTTCTAAATTCAAGTGAATTTTAGGTTATACTAAATATTTGTAGTTAAACAAACACTTTAACAAGACTAACAAGGAGAAAAAAGCAATGTTCCTTTCAGAACAATTGCAGAAAAAGTGGCAACCTCTTCTGGAAGCAGAGGGTCTTGATCAAATCAAAGATCCATACAGAAGAGCAGTTACCGCTCAACTGCTAGAAAACCAAGAAAGATTTTTAAGAGAAGAGAGAGCCTTCATTTCTGAGGCTGCTCCAAACATCAATACCCTATCAGGTGCAACTCCTGGTGCTGGTTCAGGTGCTGCTGGTTTCTCAGGTTCAGCAACTGCTGCTGGTCCTGTAGCTGGTTTTGATCCTGTTCTGATCTCACTGATCAGAAGATCAATGCCTAATCTGGTTGCATATGATCTTGCTGGTGTTCAACCAATGAATGGTCCTACTGGACTAATCTTTGCAATGAGAACCAGATATGTTAACCAGAATGGCACTGAAGCTCTGTTCAATGAGCCAGATACTGCATTCTCAGCACAGAACAACAGTGCAAACCTTACCCAAGGTGATTACACTGGTGCTACTGATGGTGGTGTATCTGTAGGTTTTGGTACTACTGGTTTTGCCCTTGGTGGCAATGCTGCTGGTTCAAACCCTGCACTTCTTAACTCTTCAGGTGCCCTTGGCGTTGACTATAAGACTGGTCAAGGCATGGGTACTGCTTCTGCTGAAGCACTGGGTGATGATGCAGCAAATGCTTTCAACCAGATGGCATTCAGCATTGAGAAGCTCTCAGTTACTGCAAAGTCAAGAGCACTCAAGGCTGAGTACACCCTGGAACTGGCACAAGACCTCAAGGCAATCCATGGTCTTGATGCTGAAGCTGAGTTAGCAAACATTCTCTCAACTGAAATCCTTGCTGAGATCAACAGAGAGATCATCAGAACCATCTATAAGGTTGCTGAAGCTGGTGCACAGACCAATGTTGCTAATGCAGGTATCTTTGACCTGGATGTAGACTCCAATGGTAGATGGTCAGTTGAGAAGTTCAAGGGTCTTCTGTTCCAACTTGAGAGAGATGCTAATGCTATCGCTCAAAGAACAAGAAGAGGGAAGGGTAATGTAATCCTTTGTTCTGCTGATGTTGCTTCTGCACTCACCATGGCAGGACTTCTTGATTACACCCCTGCACTCAATGC